GATGCGGCGCTGGATCGCGTCGTAGCGCTCGCCAGAAGGCGAGACGCCCGGCGTCATCTCCACCTCGCAGTCGTAGCCGCAGGAGAGCTCGGCCCGGCCGGCAAGGAGGGAGGCGACCGCGGCAGCGTCATGGATGGCCAGCCGCGCCGCCACCCACGTCCCGTCTCTCCGTGGACTCCCCACGGCGCCGACGGCGTACTGCTTGGCGTTGTCCGCCGTCAGCAGCTGGGGCGGGTGGGTGTTCGTCACCGGGCGCAGGTCGAACGAGGCAATTGCATCGCCATCGAACACCTCTTCGGGCGGCCGGTACTCGCGCACCTCGGTGCCATCGCCGCGCCGGTAGACCTGAACGCCCGTGCGAGCGATCAGGCCCTCAACGATGAGATAGCCCTCCGGCGTCTTCTCCGGCGGTCGCAGCTCGCCAGCGTCGTAGCGGCGGACCGTGCTCACCGGTCAGCCCACCCGAAGCTGGCCCGGGTCACCTGCGACGTGATGTTGCCGGGGGTGACGGTCATGCGCACCCGGGCCGGCCCGGCGATGCGCACGGTCCCAGGAACCTTCATCTCCAGTTGCCGCGGCAGCGCGCTGGTGCACGCCAGTGGGCTCACCAGCACCTGCTCGAGGCCCTCGGCGTAGCGGTAGCCCTTCAGCTGCACCAGGGCCGCCGTGGCATTGCCACCAAACCCCTCGAGGTCGAAGACCTCGCAGATCTTGCCGTTCGGCACGTAGTGCTGGCCGAGGCTCGTCTGGTTCGCCCCGGCCTCCAGGATGGCGATGGCCGTGCCAGTGCCGTCGCTGGCCGGGAACACGCTGATGTTGCCCGCGGGCACGCCGCCAGAGCCTGCCGTGAGCACCTCGATGCGCTCGACGAACGTGAGCCCGCCAGAGCCCATAGCCACCGCGGTGGTGCCGTTCAGGGTCACGTCCTCGGAGAACGGACCCGTCATGACGCCGCCGGTGTACTTGAAGAAGTGAACGCGGATGGTCCGGGCGCCGGTGCCGGCAGCGGCGTCGTTCGCGCTCGAGCTCTTCACCGAGCGCTGCGCCAGCGTCGTCACCTCGGTGACGGTGGTGTTGCCGAGCTGCACCTCAGTGACGGCTGCAGTCGTGGCGAGGCCCATCGTTCGCGGCATGGCTCAGTCCTTGAGAAGGTCGGAGAGGTCGGGCTCGGCGTAGCAGCGGCACTGGATCGCCTCACCCGGGTGCGCCGGCTCGCCGTTGGGGCCCACCGGCGGCGGGTCATCCCAGGCGACGCGCTGCCCCTCGAGGGCGAAGTGCTCGTCGCGCACGCGGTTGTCGCGCATCGTGCGCCAGATGTAGTGGGTGACGCCGAGGGCTTCTTGGCGGGCCTGGTTGACCTCGCCGTTCAACTTGCCCAGCTGGTCTCGGGCGATGACGTTGGCCTGCCGCTCGCTCATCCCGTAGACGCGCTCGAACTCGTCGGCCAGGTCGTTGGGGTGGTCGCCGGTCTCGAAGGCCTCCAGCGTGCGCAGGCGGAGGCGGTCGAAGTAGCGGGAGGACAGGCTGCGGATCAGGTCGACGTTGGCTGCCGCCCACTCTTCGAGCCGAACCCGCACGGCCCCCTCGATGAGCGACAAGGGCACGCCGATCGCGGTCCTGATGACCTGGTCGAAGGCGAGGCGCTGCTGGTATGTGAGCGTCTCGCCGAACCGCTCGGTGAGCTTCTTGAGAGCTGCAGGGTCGAAGGCATCGACCACGGCCGATGCGGCCTGCTCGAGCAGTGCCAAGGCACGCCGTGCGGCAGGGCCGGCGGTGGCCAAGAGGTCTCGAATCTGACGACCCCGCCTCTTGTCCCCCGGCGTGTCAGCGTCCGTCCGTCCAAGCTCGCGCCGGCGCGCCTCCAGTTCCACCAGGATGCGCGGGAGCACCTTGGCCACGACTGCCCGAAGGGGGCCAGCGTGCCGCACGATGGCGGCCGCGTAGTCGCGGGCCAGCGCCTCCTCGCGCGCAATGGGGAGCGGCAGGCGGCGCTTGGGGAGCGGGTGCGACCGGAGGATGGAGATCAGCCGCCGGGTCGCGGCGGCGTTCACGGGGTGACCTGCGGGTCGGGAGGCGGGTCATCCGGCAAGTCGTCTGGCTCTTCCGGCTGCTCCGACGCCTTCTTCCGCCCTTCCAGATCCAGCACGGTGTCAGTGGAGTACTTCGACCCACCAAACCGAGAGGCCGCCACTTCTTCCGGCGACAGGATCCCGGCGTTCACGTAGCCCACATCGGTCTGGCTCTGCTTCAGGCGGATCTCGGCTTGCTCCGTCGCATTCGGTTGCCAGAGCGGCCGGAACACGAACGACCACCGAGCCGGCTCGACACCCTTTGTCGGCCCTTCCTTCGCCAGGAAGCACAACTTCATCAAGCGCTGCAGCTTGGGCAGCAGCCGGTCGCGCTGGCGGGCGGAGACGCGGTCGTAGAAGAAGCGCAGGTCGCCGTCCCCGGCATTCCCCAGGCCGCCCTGCACCTGCCCCATGAGCAGCGAGTAGGGCATGTCGGACGCCGCGGCGAGGCGAAGGGCGAACTCCCGCAGGATGTCCGCGATTCCCGCCAGCGGGGTGACCTCCCGCTTGAACTCCTCGTTGCTGTCGAGCAGCATCACGCGGGCGATCGACCGTGCCATGTCGATCTGCACCGCGCGCTTCACCACAGCGCCGTCAGCCCCAGGAGCATCGGCTGCCAGCATTGCCGCCAGCCCGTCGATCTTCAGCACGCCCTGTGCGAAATCCTGCAGCAGGTTGGCCACGCCGCCCCAGGTCTGCTGGTAGTCGGCGAGCACCTGGTCCACTCGGGTGAAGATCGAATCGCCCCACCCGTGCATCTCGCGCCGGGCTCGACGACTCGCCGGCTGGCCATCGAATGCGAGGATTCGGGATTCGTGAATCAGCAAGACGGGCGACGGAGACAGCGGCTTGACCGGGGCTGGGCCAACGGGCGAGGGGACCGAACTCACGCCCTGGTTCCGCAACTGGTACGTCTCGGGCAGGCCCCACTTCGGCGAGGCCGGATCGGTGTAGTAGCTGTAGGCCACCAGCTCGCCATCAAGGCCCCCGGTGACCGGGGTCAGGTGGCGGATGGAGCGGATCGCATTCTCGACGAGCGGCTGCGCCAGATTGGTCGCGCCGTCGTCGGCGCCGATGATGACCCCGCCGCCACCGTAGGCACGCTCGAAGCAGAGCGCCTGGCGGAGCGAGGCAGCCACATTGAGCCGCTCCCACTCTCCTTCCATCGCCTCGGCGATGCGGGGACCCTCGTCGTCGATGTTGAGCAGCGCGCTGTCTGCGCGGTTGGTCTCCTGCGGCTGCACCTGGAGATCCCACCCGGCCCGCAGCATCTCATCAGGCAGCACCTCGACGATGCGGCGGCCGAGATCGCTTCCCCTCCACCGCCACTCGCACTCGGTGCCAGTGAGGGTGCGCAGTTCGAACGTCGCCGCGCGCGTCTTGTCGCGCGACGTGCCGATGCCGGTGAGCTCGTTTTCGTAGCCGTCTTGCCGGACGCCGGCGAAGGTGCGGAGCGTGCTCACTTCACCCTCGCCCACATCGCCATCGTCGACTCGGCATCCATCATCAGCTCCGTGAGAGCCCACACGAGGGCGTCGAGTCGATCAGGAGAGCGGTGCTCGCCAAGTGGCTCCCAGGTGCAGAGCTGGTCCTCCAGCTTCGGCAGGCACCCCACGTGGTGCACCTTGCCCTGCTCGTAGAGCGCGGCGATGGGCTCAGCGCGGGGGCGCTTGGCCTTTGCCGCGTGAACCGCTTTGTAGGGGATACGCTGGTCAACCGTGCGAAGCGCCAGCTCCACCAGGTCGCCGCCGTTGTTCACCTCGGCCACGATCCGGTCGGCGCGGTAGCCGCGATACGCCGCCACCGCCTTGCGCGCCCATGTGTCTGGGGAGTGCTTGCCAGAGAGGTCTTCGAGCACGAACCCGTGAACCTCTGGCTTACCCCTGCAGGTGCACGGGGCCACGCCAGCGACCACGATGCCCGTCTCGTCACTGCCATCGTTCGCCGTGACGGCCGGGTCGATGGAGACGACGATGCGGCGGAGCGTCGGATGGTCCTTGACGCGCAGCGCCTCGATCATCTCATTCGACCACAGAGCCCCTTCCGCCTCGTCGAGGATCTCGGCCTCGAGCTCCTGCCTCCCGAGCCGCGTCCCCTCGTACTTCGCGATGATCTGGCCGAAGAAGGCCTCAGCCAGGTTGGCGCGGTTATCGTAGGTGCGGCCGCGAGTAACGGCCGTGGTAGGGGAGGCGAGCAGTTCGCGAATGTGCGGGAGCGGTTTTGGCGTCGTGGTGACGCAGCAGCGTGGGTCAG